TGGGTGCCGAAAAATCCAACAGAACAGATGTTAAAAAATGCTATAGATAGTAATGAACACATCAGAACCTGAAGGGTGGATAAATAACGATGATATATACTTTAAAATATCAGATGATAAAAGTTATTCAGGAGATAGTGAAATAGATTCAGATAGTGAAACGGAAACGGAAACAGAATCGGAATCTTCTTCAGGGTATAATTCATCAAAAGATGAAAAAATTACTAATTTTAAAGGGTATATGAAAAACACCAAAAAATATAAAAAAATATTTTTGGATGAAGACTTCCTCCCAGAATAAAATATCTAATTATAATAAAAAATGTCTGCTGCTCAAGAAACCATTACGCTCGTTGCTTCCGAACTCGAAGCTCAATCTCTCAATGCGATTGTTGCTGGGTTCTCCTTCGCCGCCGCCCTCTCTTGGATGGATTTGGTGAGATGGTTGGTTAACCAAATCGTCAAAGTTAACAAGAACGGTGGTATGAACTACACTCTCACTGCCTTGCTCACAACACTCTTGTCTATCGTTGTCTTCATCGTTGTCTCTAGATTGTCTAAGAAGGTCAAGAAACCAGGACAACCAATCTTCGCGGTTACTCGATAAATTTAGAACTTGGTTTTTTTATAATTACAAGTAAAAATAATCCAGTCGCAATTACCATAAATATTGGTATAAAAGAATCCCAACTATGTACATCCTCAAATTCTCTGGGGATTTCCATAGGTGTTGGTAATGTCTCGTCTCGTCTATACCTCGGTATATTAACAAATTTATCAGTAGAGCATGTTACCGCAAGTTTTAATATATGATTTGCGTTTCTAAAATCGTATGGTATGAGTCTATTGTTACTACTATAGTAAAATTGTACACGTAAACTCGATATTGTCTTTTGAGATCCACTATCGAAATTATGTTCAACAGCGTCATCTACACCAGAATAATTAATCACGTCTCCACACATGAGAATTCTACCCGTATAAAAAGGTGTTTCTGAAAATATAGTCTTATTAAATTCATCAGAACCACTACTTAATTTAACAATAATTCCGTCAGCACCTTGTAAATTAATACTTCCAGTTTCGAGTGTATAAGGTGGTGATTGTGTAGATTGTACATCATTCGCTGGTAAACCAAGTATATCATGAGGTGTAGTCTTACCAGTCGCATCGGTTTTACTATACCCATTTGTACCAGTATAAAACTTTAAAGTAAACGGGTTATTTGCTGTAAAAGTTATCGCATTCGTATCTTTATTAAACACCGATGATTGTATCTTACTACTCGAATTTACTACAACATTAGAAGCTAGATCTGTACCATCATAGTTACCATTAGGTATACTTATTTCATAATCAGTACCACCTGAATTTAAAGTAAAAGTATTATTACTTTCGTGTATTAAATACTGACTATTATGTATACGCGCTGATATCATGGATATCTTCGTGACATTATAAATGGGAGATTTTAAAGAAACAACATAGTCTGCTGGGTTTGGGTATAAAACGGGATCCCTTTCACCACTATCTATGTCTAAGGTATGTACCTTCATTAAAATATAGGAGCATTATTTTAATGAGTGTTTTGCGTTATTTTTTTTAATTTATGAAAGGTTATGTGATAATGGGTTACCAGCAAGTTGACGTTTTGCTAAACCTAAACCACTTGAACTTGCGTTTGGATTTTCCATACCCTTATACGCATTGAATTGATGATAATCGTTATTTCTATACTGTTGAGTCCAACCACCGTCTGCTGAATTAACACGTCCATCTACACGAGTAGTATCCGAACGAACACTCGTTACCATACCACCTTGGTTAAGTGGATCGGCACGTACATTCATGCGACCTGCTCCCGCTGGACGACCCGCCTTACCTCTTCTATCAGTTGGCCTGAAACCAAATTTAGTTAATTCTTCAACGGTATATTTATCACCGTATGTTCGTTTCTCCCCTATTTTAGTAGATGGGGCATTTAAGTACCCGTGTGAAAATTTGTGAATACCTGGTGCGGGTGCGTTAGAGTACGCGTAAGCTTCTATGTTACCATCCTTCTTGTTTCGCGTTGGTTCCGCCGCACGAGTTAGTGAAGAAACAAATCTCTTAGGTGCCGCTGTACTTAACGTATCAGTTCTAACACCTGTTTCAGAACGATTTGTTGTACGTTTCGCTCGTTCGTGTTCTCCTCTTGGTGTTCTACCAGACATGCCCTGCGCACGTCCGGGAACGGGCGGGAGTCTTCCAAAAAGAAACGATGTTTTCTCGGGTCTGTTATTTCCAAGTTCACCCGCAACTCCTCGTCTTCCACCCTTATTATCAAAGGCTGGACCAGAACGTCCTGGTAAAGTTGTAAGTCTATAAGCACCCACATTTTCAGGGTTAACTCTAAATAATTGCTGGTGACCACCAACAGCTGGAACACTTGGATCTACACCCAAACCTGGACCAACATTTTGGTGCTCTATTGGTGAAAGATTATTCATTCTTCCACCATCATACATCATGCGATTTCGCATATCTAAAACTTCCCCACCGGATGATCTTTGTTGAGGAGAAATATCACCGAATGCAGACATTTCCTGTTTAGAAGTATATTCAGGTTCGACTAGAGGCGATGGTGCGCCTAAATATGAATCTTCTATTGTCATGTCTCTACTGTACAAATCATCAATTGGTGGTGGTCTAACCTCTTCTTGTCCTTGAATAGAATTTCCTTCGATTGAATATTGTTCATCATCTGTTTTACTTAATTTACGACCAGCGTAAACGAGTCCTGCTATAGCCAATATGGATATGGGGTCAGCCATTCTTATTTGTTATTAACATTTTTATTGAGGTATCTTTGCTGAAACAAACCATTTTGAACTTCGGCACGAGTACTCGATGGTTCGTATGATCGTGTTCTAAGAGGGGTTTTACACGCAACATGTTGAAGTGGGTGTAAATTTTGTTCGTATGTTTTTGCTAATACCTTGTTAAATCGAGATGTAGATTGTGGACGAAGAGCGTCACTTGTTTCTATATGTTGAGATGGTGAACCTTTACCGGCCATGTATGGAGCAGTTCCATATAACATGGTATTTGGTCTAGATGAACCATAATTCAAAGTACTGGGCTGAGGATACACGAAGACTTCTTCGGTAGCACAAACGGATGGAACCGCTTTATCGGTAACCATTTTCATTCCTGGTTGGAGTTGATACGCCATTTACTATTACTTAAGATTTTGTTTAAGCAAATCGAGTATCTACTAACGATGACTATAATGTAAAATTAGGCTGATAATACTGAACATCTATCTCCTATCCCCTGTTGGTTGTAAACCAGCAAAAGCCTCGAGTTGAACTCCTCTGGCATCTGGATCACATAATCGTGGATCTTGTCTACAAGTTTTTTCACCCTTTTTACCATGTATAAATTCATAATATGGATCGTTTCCTAAAGATGAATTCGATGTAGTTGTAAATTGTCTAGCTAAAGCATTTCTCTGGAATCGTGGTAATGAAGAACGCGAACGCGAAGGACCGTATTGTATACCATTTGTAATATAAGCATCTGTTGTGTTTTTAACTGTTGGTGCATAACACGCACTAGGCCTATCTGGTCTATCAGAAAAGTCAGTCATGAGTACATTAGCACACGGGTTGTCCTGAGTAGGTAATTGGCATGGTATACCGTTATTTGCAGTTCTTGGTAAACCTTCTCTTACCATATCGGAACGTTCCATTATATATAGAACGCCCAAAGCTGTACCACCTAAAACAAATATACGTATATCACGGTTAATAAGATAGATTATACACGTCGCATAAATTATAAATCTTGCTGTAGCGTTGATTCGCTCTTCTGGTGTGAGCGTATTTGATGGCCAAAATTCTAAAACTTTATCTGTCCGAATGAGCTGTTTTGGGTCTTCAAACCAAGAAGTCATTTATATATAGTGAGTTTATTTTTTACCACCCAACATTCCACCTAACATGCCTTGCATTGTTTTCATTAAAGCCGCTTCATCCAATTCACCATTTTCACCTGAACCCAATTTATCCGCGCATTCTTTAGCAACGTTCTCAATCATAGATAGTGTATCTTCTGGTATAGATTTTATAGTCGTACCTAACATGTACAATGTTTGAACATATTGCCAAATCGCATTTTTTGTATTTTCGGAACACGAACCCCAATGCTTTTCTAAATTAACACCTTTCATAAAATCAAGATTTTTCGATTCTTTAATAAAAAATGAATCATCTTTAGCTGAAATCTGTTCTGTGTATGGAGCTACACCGTTCATAAAACCATCTACGACTAATCTAGGATTTGCTTCTTTCATCAAATCAAATGCCGATAAACACTTTTTTAATCCTTTTTCTTCTGGAAACGTCTTGTGTAGTTCCACAAGAAATTGACCCATCATATCATTGAATGCGGTAACAGAAGCCATTTTGTATATATTCTATGTTTGATATCTTTAAGTTAGAAAATTAAAAT